CTCTACCCACATTGGGTTCAACTGCCCATTGACTCCCATCATTTTTAAACGATTCGGCAATTGACCTTGGTGTCTCGGTTTCTCTATCAAGTGCTTCATGCTGTTCTGACCTTTGTAATCCCTTGCTGCTGGAGTCGGCCATAGTCTCTTCTTCTCCTCGTAATCCACTGCGTCCGATAGCTTTGCTCCGAACTTCTGACCTGTTCCCTTCCTCGCTACTGAGTAGCCCGTTTCCGTCGCCGTTACATAATCCCCCATTCCTGGGAAGTAATCCGTCGCTTTTGGAGTTGGCCATTTCCTGTAAGGATTCTTGCTCTGACTGTCCGTTACTGCCGCATTCAGATTCCATCCGTGCGTTCCCTTGATCATACTGGGACTTGGTTTCTCTGCGTAAGCCATTCTCGATGTTGCTCGAGGTGTTGGCCATAGCTTCTGTTCCATTAGATCTGTCGTCGGATACCCGTGATTCACTTGTTCTGCCAGAGATCCTGGGGGAACTGTATTCCTCCCCATTTCGTCTCTCATTTTCTTCCTTTTCTCCAAGCCCTCTTTCGATCTCTCCGATATGTTCGTTGCACTCGGAGTCAGCCACATTTGATTTTCCGATAATCCAGACTCTGTCTCTTCTATGGGGCGCTTCGATACCGCAAGCTGGAATAACAAACGATTGCGTGGAGTAATTTTCTGTTTCCAAGTCAACACACACATCGTCGAGTGCCATGTTGACGAAGCCAGCAACGTTTTCGATAATGACCCAAGTGGGTTTTTTGGATTTAACAATTTCAAACACATACGGCCAGAGGTGTCTGTCGTCTTCTTTTCCTTTGCGATTGCCTGCTTGACTAAAGGGCTGACATGGAATCCCTCCACAGAGGAGGTCAAATTCTTGAATAATTCTTTCTGGTTCATTTCCTATCTCCTTTAAATCTTTGTATATTGGTGTATTAGGCCAATGTTTATTTAATACTTTGCAACAAAATTCATCCACCTCGCAAAAAGCTACAGTTTCAAAAAATCCTGTTGACCCTAACCCTAACGAGAATCCACCGATTCCAGAACACACATCTAATACCCTAATCATCTAAGAATCCATCGTTGTCTATAATTAACCAAAAAGCTATAGCTATAAAAAGACCAACCAAAAATGTGATTGCAATAAATCCGATTAAAATATAAAAAACTACACTCATTACAATTCTTCATAGTGTTTAATTAAAGAATTCAAGTACCAAGATGCTTTTTTAAGATCCTCTATATTAGAGTTCTTATACTTATACCTATGGATATATTTAATTATTGAGCCTTCTAAATAAGAAGGAAAATTAGATCCTAGCTGCTGTTTAATGTAATTAATACACTCAACGCCACCCTCGTTGTAATGAGGGGGATGGTTTACTTGTATGTCTTCTTCGTCAAATGGTGGGAAGTTTGCCTTAATCGTCATTTAAATTTATCTCCACAATATTAGGCGAGTTATAAACAGACGCCTCTTTTCCGTTCAGTACATTTTTGTACTCCTCAACCATCTTACTTAAATGGTTCCAACCAGATTCTAAGTCTTCTGCTTTCATAACAAAAATCTTACTTGCAAAAGGTTCTTTCTTTTCTTGAGCAACAAAGATAAAGTTTTCTACTTTGAACCCAGCTTTCTCATAGCCTCTTTTGTACCAAGAAGCTTGTAAGTCATATTGATATTTTTTAATGGATGAAATAAATCCTTTCATAGAACAATCTTGTGTAGTCTTGTAATCAATAACGCTTATTGTTTTTGGTGAGTATGGAGAGTCTACAGGATGCCTTATAACATCTGACTTGACTTTTAAAAGAACTCCGTCTTCTTCCCAAAATATAGCTACCTCGTAAGGAGATGTAAAATCGCTTGGGTATTCGTTATCGTCTGGGTTTAATAATTTTTGGCCTTCTAATAGCAAAGATCGTTTCATAGCATATATCTTGTCTCTGTCTGAGTTAGATATTACTGTCAATCCTCTTGATTGATAATCTTGCTTTAAAGTCTTATTTGCATTTGTGTATGGAGATCCAACTAAACAAGCAACTGTCTCATTAAACTCTTTTTCTCCCTCAACAACTAAAGCATGGGCTGCTGTCCCAAATCTAAGAGCGTGACTATCTTCAATTGTTTCATGTAACGCATGTAATTGGCTTTGTCCAAAGCGTCTGATGGTTGAGGAAGAAACACCAGGCGACATATGATAAAAGTTATGCTCCATATTAGGAAAGTAAATCGCATCTCCGACCTCCTTGTGTTCTTCTTGTTCTAGTATTTCAGGCAGTTTTATTTTCGTCATTTTTTTCTCCTTTTTTTGAAATCTCACGGGCTATCTCTAGCATAAGCTTTTGCATATCGGCCATAAGATAATTTAATTTATCATCCTTGATGATGTTGTCTTTGTTTTCTAAGTCCATATCAATCCTCCATTTGCATTATACATACATTTTCTATAAAATGTCTACTTAAAGTATGATAACTAAAAAGAGAGGTTAATATGTCTAAATCAGGACAGCTATACATGGACACTCAAGATGCCTTTGATTGTGCAATTGATGATGGTTTTGAGGATGAGAGCGAACTTGCGTTAAATTACGCAAAGTATTTTGAAGAGTTTACAGGTTATAAACCTTCAGATCCTTTGTATGATTGCAAAAGAATCAAGAAAGAGAGAGAGAGCGAAGTTCAAAATATTTTTTAAATTTGATCTTCAAAAATCCAACACTATCTTTTACTAACTCTCCGTATGTCCAAGAGATAGTTGCTGACTTCAAGGGGGTCAAGTTGGGAACCCCTTGCTTTATATAAATAGGAGTAAAGATGGTATTACAATTAAAGGGACACTTAGAGAGTTCTGGTCACATGGATATAGCCGATCAGCTATTAAATAGTTTTAGCGAAACTTATAAAATAGACTTAACTGCGTTGTCTATTAAACAGATGAAAGCTGTTCTTAAATATAACGATTGGATTAGATTGGCCTTCGCAATTAAATATGGAGAGCAGCTACATTGAAAATGCCAAATACAAGGAAATGTAGGGTTTGCCAAAAGGTTAAGCCTTTAGAAGTTAAATATTTTAATAGAAGAGATACAAATATTACCTCCCCTCCTTTCAGATGGGATTGTAAAGTCTGTTACAACACTAATAAAAGAACAAACCCCAGGTATTTCATAAGCAAGATGCTACAACACGCAAGAAATAGGGCTGAGTTATATAACAGAGACTTTGATATAACTGTTGATGATATTAACATTCCAAGTAACTGTCCTGTATTGGGCATGAAATTGGTACATGGTTGGGAAGATGATGAGAATTCCCCCACTCTTGAGAGAATAGATAATAACAAAGGCTATCTTAGAGAGAACATCATGGTCGTATCGGCCTTATCAAATAGAATAAAAAATTCTGCTACCCCCAAACAGATTCTTACTGTTGGATGGTTTTATAAAAAATTAAGCAAAAAAATTGCAGTAAAAGATTTAATGGAAGAAAATGATCTTCTAACACAAAGATTAGAAGGTTGGCAAGAGCTTTGTGAATTTTTAAAAAACTAGTGCATTTAGTAAAGACATGGCCTGTATTATTTAATATGATTAGGCATGGGATTAAAAATAGTAGACATCAATAAAAAAAGAGGTAAGCCTACTATTGGAGAAATTATAGATTCTTGTGAGAGTATGCTTAATAATTTTGAGGTTAGAGGCGAAACTAGATTAAATGCAAGTCTAACTTTAATGTCTTATGCCTTCTCTCAAATACTAGACTCTACAAGCAGCGAAGATACTAGCCTTCATTATGTTAATGAGATCCTCTCTAACTACATGGATCAATCTGGAATGATAACTTTTATTCCTGAGTTTGATGTTAAATTTGACCCAGATACTCCATCAAATTAATATTGTCTTATTTTTGTCATAAATGCATGACATCTGTATCCCCTTCTACCAAAGGCTTTAGCAATTATTTTATTTATTTCATTTTTGTCAGAGAGAATAAAGATAACTGTACAATTTAATAGATTATAGCTTGACGGGACGGGATTAAAGTTCTAAAATTTTGAGAGTAATACTATAAGATTTAGTAGGGTGGTCTAGTATTAATATCTGGTCTTCCCGCAAGCTGGGCCAGATGGATCTACAAAACAATTTGCACAAACTCTCATTACTGCCTTACAATTACAAGTAATGACGCAAAAAACAACACAGCCTGATGACGACTTGGAATATAATCCTATTATAGAGGCCGTAGATGAGCCTCCTATTGAATATTGCAACCTAGATAAACGCCTCAATCGTAGGCAACATCTGTTTATATGGCACTCTGTTAATAATCCTAGAATGTCCTTTGTGGATGCGGCAACTAAATCTGGCTATAAAGATCCTCGCCAAGCAGCAAACAAACTAATGATGAATTCTCTGGTCCGAAGTGAATACAACTATTTGATGAACGAGGTTAAAAAGAAATACGAGTTAAACTACGATAGAGCAGTTCAAGATCTTTACGACATAAGAGATAAGGCCTTGGAACATGGATCTTTTAACGCTGCAATTACAGCACAAAATTCTTTGTTAAAAATGGGTGGGTTAATTGTGGATCGCAAAGAAGTTAAATATGGCCTTGTGGATCAAATGAGCCGAGAAGAAGTAGAGAAAAGACTCAAACAACTCCTCGGTCAAACTGTTAATGGTGAAATTACTGACGAATCAGTCGATAGTGTTGGTGTCGTTCCCGTCCTCGGAAAGATAGATGACAATAAACAAAAAGATACAAAGATAAAGCATTAATCTAAATCATTTATATCAACCTTCCCATAAACTTCTTCAAAACTAGCTACAGCAGTTCGTAAATTCAAGTTCATTTCTCCAGACAATCCTCTGTTACGATTAGTTATGTTGTGCCAATTTTTAAAATTCTCTGCGTGTTTTTTGTCTGTATCGTATTTAAAAACTTCGTATTCTTTCATTATCTTCTCTCCAAAAGGGATTGAGTGATCTGCTATAAGGGGGAAATGACATACTTTCAAATAACATAAGGAGTGAAAGAACATCATCAAGCAAACCACTCAATCGTTAATTATAAGTGTTTACCAAATGTGAAACAAGAATTATCTTACAAATGGTAGCTTTGATTTACAACATTCAACTTAGCTAAGAAACTTTCAACGTCATCTAATATTTCATTAAATATTCCTTGGCCGTCTTCGGTATAAGCATACCCAAGTTCATCATTACCCAGAAGATAACTGTTGTATGATTTTCCTAACCTATCTTGCATAATTTTATCTGCAAAATCGCAAGTATGCTCAACATAAATTTCTGATGGCACACCTATCATAAGTTCGTCAATTCTTTTTTGAGCCTCTTGCTTTGTATCAAAAGTTTCACCAAGAGGGGATATTTCCCACTCACCTACGCCATTCTCACATTTAACTATTTTCATTATTATTCTCCTTGTTTAAAAATTGATAAAGTTCTTTTTCATCCCAACCCTCGTAATAGTAAGTGAGAAGTTCTTTAGCTAGTTCTCTAATATCATCTACTTCAGCAACCCTTTTGTTTACATATTCTTCAAGTGTCATCTTCGTTCTCCTTTTTTAAAAATTGATAAAGTTTTTCATTGTCCCAACCTTCGTACCAATACTTCATAAACTCAATCAAACAAATTCTAAGTTCTGATCCGTCCATTGCATAAACTTTGTTGTAAATGTAAGTGTTTAGATCCTTTTGAATGTTAGGGGCTTTAGTTGGCTTGTTGTTTGGGATAATCATTTATCTCCTCCTATCGTCATCATCTGAGAACGACATGAGAGTTCCAAAAACAATTATTGCTGTTATAAATGTAAGCATATTCACGCTGTTTTTTTTACGCTTTTGATTGCTGCTTTTATAACAGCTCTCGCATCTTTTAAACTAGGGGCGCAATCAACGGCCACTTGTGTAAAAGTTTGTATGCCAAAATAAATTACATGATGAGTGCCTAATTCTTGTACCTCGTCGATTAAATCAAGCAGTCCAGTAAAAAATTTATCGTGCAGTTCTATTTCTTTTTGTGTTGGCTCACTCATGATTTCACTCCTTTCTTAACATCTTCGATTGCTTGTTTTTCCACATGGGATACAAGGTCTGAGAAATGAATTGTAAGAACAGAAGTATCTTTATCTCCCATTTCATCATATTCATCTTCGTATTCAGATATCCAATTCATCCCGTATTCTGTTTCTAGAACGGATAAGACTTTATCTGCGTTGTTCCCACCATAACGGAAAGCATCAACAACAAGGCCTTCTTCGTTGGTGTCATAATGAATGTAATTACCTTCGTAAAGAAAATAATGATCGTCGTTTTCAGCATCATCAATAACCTCAAAGCCTATTTCTTGTAGGTCTAAGTTTTCTTTGATGTGTCTAAGTTTAATTGGTTCTGTTGGTCTGTAATATGTTGACATGGTTTTTCTCCTTAAATTACGGGAATGGTTGATAGTTCAGCTTCTGATGTGGCTAATGCCCCACCATTGTTACCCTCGTCGTCTGACATTGGCATGATCCAAGAATTATCATCAAACATAATAATCAAAGATCTGTCATACCAATCCCATTCTTCACGGGCATCTTTTCGTGATAAATATTGAACGCTTGTAATGGTTCTACCCACTAACTGTTTCCTTATTTTGTCCGTCCAATACTTTTCTATTTCTTCTGGTGTTTTCATATCCATTAGTTATCTCCTTCTATTGTTGATTTAAGTTGTACTATTAATTCTGCCGTATCTACTCTAGAGATGTCCCCTAGAGTTGACGCCAATAAGACTATGGCTATTTGCTTTCTCTGATACTCGTGCAATCGCAAACAAGTATCAATTATTTCTTCTTGGATCTTATCCATTAGTTGTCCTCCTTCACTTCAGTGATAGTAGTTGTCATGGTGTGGGTTTCCCATTCAATATTGGTATTTTCATTGGCCTCTTCTACGGCTTTTTCTTGCGTATCTGACATTATGAAACAATCCTCAATTAAAGTAGTTTTTCTAGTGATTCTGAAAGTGGTTATTTCAGCATCATGGTCATGGTTCTGTACTTCATAAATTTCCATTACTTTTTTCCTCCGTAATTTTTAAAGGCTAGAGTTCTTTGAAACTCTTCAACCAAGTTTTCTAGTTCGTTATCTGAGTGCGTACAATCACAAGATAAGCAAAGGTAATACCCTCCTTGCTCTTGTATGTTTCTCTCATCTTCATGCTTTCCACA